CGAGATTCTCGACACTCGGCGAGCTGGTGCTCGCTGTCTATCAGACGATCTGGCAGTACAACCACACGAGAATTCACTCAGCATTAAAAATGTCGCCTATGCAGTTTGCGCTTCAGAGTGCTGCCGCGTACAATTCAGGGAACAAGGATCGTGTGCAATGAAAGGGGTCCAGTCCAAAAAGAGCTCGGACTTAACCTCGAGTTTCTGAAAACTAAAGGCATCGTCCTTGAGCTCAAAGATGAAGAACCGGACGAAGGAGACACATGTAAGCTTGATGACGGAACTGAAGGGATACTTGAACGAGACGGAGACGGAAATCTGCAGTGCGTACCGAAACCGAACAATGACGACGATACCGACGAACAGAAAGCGCAGAAAGCCGGCAGAACTCTCTCGATTGAAACTCGAGAGAAAATCCAAAATACCATCGAAGCCATAAAGGCAGTAACCGCCGTTTTGGAAGAGCTGCTAACAGCAGCCGACTCCCAGAGTGGTGAGAGGAAGGACAACTCCGACGATGGGAGTTCCTCAAAACAAAGGTCGGCCCCCGCAGGATCAGGAAAGGATTTCAATTTCAACGACTGGCAATTCAGTCGTGAGGTTTTGCGGGCAATTGTAACTTCTGGCAGCGATGCGCTCGAGCGCTTCAACAAAGCTGCACGAGCCAAAGCTCGCAGAAATAAACAAAATTATTTATGGATCAAAAACAACTTGAAGTTTTCAAGGGAGCCATGAGCACTTTCTTCGACGAGTCGATGAAAGAAAAACTCGGTCCGTACATCGGCGAAGTCGCGGCGCAAACCACTAAGGAGATTGTCGAACAACTCCGCATGGAGCGTTTGCAATTCGGCCATGACAAGACCGGACTTTCCGAGAAGCAAAAAAAGGATTTCGTGGGCGTCGTAAAAAGCGTCCTCTTGAATATCCCGATCGACGTCAAGGCGAACGAAGCCTTGATTGAAGAACAGGATAATCGCGGCGGATTCCTCGTATCGCGTGAAGTGGCGAATGCCATTTTGCGTATTGCGGCTTCAGTCGGCGTCGTCTTGAGCCAAGCCCAGAAATGGGATCTCAAGAGCGATGAGCTCGGCATTCCGAACTACACTGGCGCATTTCTTACCGGACAATACCTTGGTGTTGACTCGGTAGGAACTGTGCAGGGTATGGCGTTCGGACAAGCTGCACTTGTCGCAAAGAAATGGCAGCTCGCGTTCGTGATCGGCAACGATCTTCTCGTCGACGCTTCGGTCAATCTTGCGGATTGGCTCTTAGCACTCGGTGGCGAAGCGTTGGCGAACATGATCGATCATCAGGCATTTGTCGGCAACGGTTCTCCGTTCGTCGGAATTCTGAATGATCCGAAAGTGCCCAACTACCAGCTTGCGTCAGGCAAAACCTCGTTTGCAAGCTTGGATCCCGTGACTGACTGTTCCGAGATTATCGGACAGCTTGAGGAATCAGTCCTTGATGGCGCCGCATTTTACATGCATCGCACTGTCTGGGCTGCCCTTCGCGCTGCAAAGACGACGCAAGGTATTCCAATTCTGCCACTCGCAGGATTGGCTAGCCCTGCAGTCTTGTCCAACAATCCAACCGGCGGTGGACCTAAACCTGCCGGCGAGATCATGGGCTTTCCTGTCTTCACCGTTCGTCACATGCCTCAGCTTGGGGCAAGCGCAGCGGGAACCAAATTCATCGTCTTCGGTAACTTGAAGGCGACTGCATTCGGAGACAAGGGGGAGATGCGCGTCGAGCAGTACAACTCCGGCAACTTCGGCGGCAAAGAGGTAGCTCTCGCCGATCAGCGCGGAATCGTGTACAAGCACCGACATGCTTTCGTGAATGTTCTGCCTCAGGCTTTCACCACTGTTGAAACGGCTAGCTCTTAAGCCATAAGCGGAAATTTTGGCAACGCGAGACGTCCTCGATCGTTGCCGAAATATTCGCAAAGAGAATGGTCGAATTAAAAACAATAAATCTATATCAAATTTATGCACAGCATTTATGACAATGTAGCCGTCCAAAAAAGTCTCGCTCCTCAGGGCGACACAGGTGGCAGTCCAGTAAATGGAGGTGTCGTCGATACTCTCGGATTCAACACGGGCATGCTCGCGTTTGAAAGTGGCGCAATTTCAGGAAGTCCGTCTGCGATATCAATCGCAGTCAAGCTTCAGGAGAGTGACGCTTCCGATGGTAGCGGCATGGCAGACGCTCTCGACAATACCGGCACGGTAATCGGCGGTACCGTTACGGCGGCCAACACGGAGCTCCTCGCTCGCGTTGAAGGCTTGGGTGCAAACCGCAAGCGTTACTTGCGAGTAGTCGAGACGACAACTTTCACCGGAGGTACCACTCCGGCAGTCCACATCCATGCAAACATTTTGCTCGGACGTCCGGGTGAGCTTCCAGTAAACACCAACACGAGCAACACCTAAGCGGTCGCGCTCTCGCCACGGCGCTCCTTTTGGGGCGCTCGGCGAGGGCGTGATCAAAAAAACTTATGCCTTCCGAACAAGTATATCCATATGCACTCACCACGCTTCAGAGAGTAAAAGATTTAATGGGCATCACTGTGACCACGGCTGACCCCGTACTTTTACGGCTGATTAATTCAGCGACAGATTTTATTCAGAGTTATTGCAATGAATTCTTCATGCAGAAAACTTACACGAATGAACTCTACTCAATCTGGGCCGAGCGTCAGGAATATTTGATGCTCAATCACGGAAACGTGACAGCGCTCACAAGTTTCCAATATCGAGCAGGCACGCCAAGCACTCCGAACTGGACCGACTTTATTGTCGACCAATACGAGCTCGTCGAGCCTGACGGAAATGGCATGAGCAAGTCAGGCATGATTCGCATCTACGCGGGATTCGCTCCGCTTCTCTACACGGGAACGAACGCGATTCGTGCAACGTACACGGCGGGATTCCTTATCGACTGGCCGAACTTTGGAACCGCAACTCACACGCTTCCAGCCGATCTCACAAGCGCATGCGAAAACATGATCGTCAGAAATTGGAAGCACCGAGAATCGGTCGGCAAAAAAAGCGAGTCGGTCAAGGATTCGAATGTCACATGGAATGATTTTCTAGACGGATTTGATCAAGACATTCTTGAGCGCTACACGCGTCCGGTTCGATTCATCTAAGCCATGGCAGACACCGACTTCACGATAAAAATCCTGAACCTCGACGGACTGATGCAATCACTCCGAAGGTCGCCATCAATTACGGCTCCGAGAATTGCGGATGCGATCAACAAGGCGCTCGCTATCCTTGCGAAGAACGGTGATGACAGCACATTTCAATTCAAAACTCCGAGAGAGCTCCGCACCGGATATCTCCAAGCAACATGGGGATCTCCTGGAAACGGACTGAAGCTCGCAAGCCCTGGCGACCTCTCGGGAAAGATATGGACGAACGCAGGCTACGCGATCTATGTCCATCAGGGAACCGCTCCGCATCTGATCACGGTGCGGACAAAAAAAGTTCTGGCGAATGCGAAGACCGGACAAATATTTGGCAAGACGGTCCATCATCCTGGCACGGCTCCGAATCCATTCATTCCACGAATTATCGCCAAGAGCCAGACCGATATCAACACCGCGTTCGCAACTGCGGTCGACTACATCGCGCGTGATATCGCTAACGCAAGCAATTAACAACCATGAGCGTCGCAGGATCAATCAAACAAAAAATAATCGACCACTTAAACGCTCTGCAGACAGCGGCAACGCTCAAGCAGGTGATCGTCGAGAAAGGCGGAGCGCAGAACATGTTCGACAGAGATCTTCTGTCCTTTCCTGTGGCGATCCTTCTTCCTGGCACTGCCGAAGGAAACACGGAGACGAATCAGCAAAATCTCTACACGTATTCCTTCGACATCGCAGTCGTGATGAAAAGCGACAACATCGATTCGCAAACTGCAGTCGAAGATTTACTCGAAACGATTGTGCAGGAATTCAACAACGACTTCACGCTCGGTGGCACGGCTGAAGGAGCCGTTGATCCGACATCAAGCGCACCTGCTGCTGTCGAATCGAGCGGACAAACCTACACGGTCTTCGTCGTGACGATCAAAGCAAAGGCGCTCTTAACATTCAATATCCAATCATGATCGAAAAAGCACATACAACAAAAGATATCGGTGGCGCTCGCACGAAAGAGTTTCATTTTTCAGGTAGCACCAAATATATCCCGATGACCATAACCGCTGCGACTCGGGAGGAAGCCGAAAACATCTGGCTTGAAAAGAGGGAACTCGTCGACAAGCCAACAAAGGTCGAAGACAAAGCAGCGGAAGAATAAAAAATTATGTCAAAAGGAATCGGTAAATTATTTCAAATAGGCATTGCAAAAGAATCGACTCGCGGTACGGCGGTATCAGTCGCAAGCTACTGGCTCGCATTCAGCGATGTCTCTCCAGAAGAAAAATGGGAGAACGCAATCGACGTTCAAGCATACGGCGTGATTGAAGACAGCGTCTCGGAAACACGCGTGAAGAATTGGATGGAAGGCGCTATTGCGGCGCCACTCTCAGACCAAAGTTTCGTGCTTCTACTCCTTTCTCTTCTCGGAACTGACACGCCAACTCTGCATGCGGGAGAAACGACAGTCTATGACCATGCGCTTACGGTCGCGCAAAACGCTCAGCATCAATCAGTCACGGTCTTCGTGCATGATCCGCTCGCCGCACAGGATTACTCGCACGCACTCTGCGTGGTTCACAAAGTTGATCTTAACTATGTCCTCAAAGATTTTGTGAATTTCTCCGCGTCAATCATGGGTCAGCAAGGAGCACAGAAAAGTACCTTCTCGCCATCGCAGAGCGTAGAGAATCGTTTTGTGCCTCAGCATCTGACATTCAAAACTGCATCCAATCTCTCGGGACTGAATGCGGCATCGCCGATCGCCATCAAGAGCCTCAAGCTTTCGATTGACGACAGCGTCGAATCGCAAGATGTTCTCGGCAACGTCGCTCCAGTCGATTTCCTCAACAAGGAATTCAAGATCGAAGGAATGGACTGGACCCCTTTCATTGCACACGATCCTTGTTCCCTGAATTGTATGCGGCAGCACTCTGAAGCGCAAACTGCATAGGCGACATTTTTAATGCTGAGTGAATTCTCGTGTGGTTGTACTGC